CCAAGGTCCAACTGGAAAATGGTATATCGAAAACTCCCTAACAACTCTTGGTGAAAATGATCCAGTCGGTGAATTGAACACTATGCTTTGGAACTCAGGTTCTGATGCTAACAAAGAGATCGCTCGTAAACAAAAGCGTAAGTTGTCTTTCACTGCTAACGTACTCGTTGTGTCTGACCCAAAGCACCCAGAGAACGAAGGTAAAGTATTCTTGTTTAAGTTTGGTAAGAAAATCTTTGATAAGATTATGGACAAGGCTCGTCCAACTTTTGAAGATGAGAAGCCAGTGAATGTATTCGATTTGTGGGAAGGTGCTAACTTTAAATTGCGCATGCGCAAGAAAGATGGTTACGCCAACTACGATGAGTCAGTATTTTCTGAACCATGTCCTGCTGCTGATTCTGATGAGGAATTGGTTCGTATCGTTAATGCTCAGTACAAGTTGTCTGAGTTTACTGATCGTAGCAACTTTAAGTCTTATGATGAATTAAAGAAGAAACTTGATGCAGTTCTTTCTGGTGATACTTTTGCAGGTAAGTCTGCTGCTCAAATGTCTGAGGAAGATCGTCCAGTTGCTGCGGCACCAACCTTTGCTTCTAAGGCAGCACCAGCACCAAAAGCTGTAGCTGTAGCTGAAGATGATGACGAAGATGTAATGTCTTACTTTAAGAAAATTGCTGCTGAAGAATAATTTAGTAGTTGTTGAAAAGGGCACTTCGGTGCCCTTTTTTATGCGTATTTTGTAGCGATATACCTACTTTGAGATGACTCTTGGTTCCTAATTGGAGATTTAATAACCTGATTAGTAGTATTGTTCGTAGTTTGCGGAGCATTGACTACATTAGTCTTGTTACTTGCAACTGGAGCACCAGATAATGCCGCATTATCAGCAGATTTTTGTTCAACTGTAGTAGCACTTGTTGGCGTAGCTGCTTCTGGTGTACTACCTTTTGCTTTAGCAGGTTCAGCATCTTTAAATGGATAGAACGGACCAACGCTAACTTTACCTGTTAATTTTGTATCTAATAAAGTAATTTCTGGAATACCTATCTTAGATAACATACCCATGAAAGCATCCTTCATTGATGTGAAGAATTCTGTTACTGGCTTAATGATATGGTCTTCAGTCCATGCTGCCATATCGCCAATAACTTCTTTGATTTTATCTTTATCAAATAATCCAAAAGTTAAGAAATCAATTATACCAGCAAGACCAGCGATAAGTGCTTTACCGATATCGCCTGTCTTTTGGAACTCCTCAAACCCATCCATAATACCTTCAAATAACGCACCAACAATCATACCAATTGCAAATACTTTACCTAGTGCTTTAAGGATTGCTCCTGGATTTAATAATGCTTTAAATGCTTGCATTAAACCACCAGAGAGCATACTGAATAACGAATCTAATAAACCACCACCTTCTGGTTTCTTTTCATCTGGTTTAGCACCTTTAGATTTATCTGCGCCTCCAGTATTCTCAGCAATAATTTTTAAATAATGGAGTTCGTCATCCTCCATTTTTTTACTTTCTTCAACTGCTTCTGCGTTTTGAGTAGCTTCAGCAGCAGTTGCTGTTGGAGTTTTTTGAGGAGCACTAACCTTATCAAAATTAATATTTCTTTCAGTTGGATCTGGAGTTACTGCTTTTGCACTTTTATCATAAGAACGGTATTGGTTAGTTAGCTGTTCTTTTTTATTAAGCATCTCTTTACCAGTTTTAGATGCTCCAAATTCTTCGTCGCTAATACCATGTTTAGCTTTAAGAGCAGAAATTTTCTGATCATGAGCTTTTATTTGTTTAGAAGTATTATATGCACCTTCAGCATCTTCATCAGTAACATCATTACCAAGTGCTTTTTGTTTCTGTTTAAACGCATCTTTGGCCAGAGTTTTATTAAAAACACCACCAACATTTAATGCCCCAAGAACTGTTTTCTTTAAACCACCATTAGCAATACCAAACTTTTCTTTAACCCCCTCTTTCTTTTGAGTTAAAGAGTCACCAAGTTTTTGTAGAAAATTACCACTAGTATTCATCGCCTTTGCTAACTCAGCAATCTTATCAGATTCTTGATAAGCAATCCTGTCCATTTCTTCTCTAGTTTTCCAAAATGTTTTGCTACCTTTTAACTGTTGTTTTGCGGTATCTAGAATTTGTTCTTGGATTTTGGAAACATCAATACCACCATTAGCATTTTTCTGAATTTTCTCACGGTCTTTAGATAGTTCCATCAGCTTTCTAATTGAAGATAGTTCACCAAGAGAAGCCTGTTGTGCTGCCAGTAGATTATCTAATCCCTCAGCATTAGACTGTGTCTGTTGTCTGATACTAGAATTTACTGAACTGTTACCTGTGCGTTTTGCCATTTTAGTTTATCTCTTGTTTGTTTCTATTCTTTGTTTTTCTTCTTCTAAATACTGTATTAACATAGCAACGTAAACTTCTCTTTCAAAAGGAATCATATTTTCAATCTCTGCTAGAGAGTATTTGTGGTACTGCATCAAAGCGAAATTCATTTTATAATAATTCGCTAGACTTTCATGGCAGAGATTAATTAAAAAAAACTTTGCATTCCCTCCAAGGTTTTAATATGATGTTTGCCACATATTGGACAGTCGTATTCAACATCTTTTTTAATCCTTGGTATAGTTGAAAAGAATTCTTGGACTTTTATAAATTGCTCAGAATTTAGATTACCCAAGAATTCAATTAGATCTTCTTTCTTTTGTTCTTTAGCGTAGTGTAGTTTATCGCCTTCGTAAATATAATTTACACACTCAGCTATAATATTAAAAATATTATCTAGATCATCAGTATCAGTTTTTTCTAACTTACTCATAATTTCAATTGTTGGATATTTCATTACAATACCAACATCACCAAATAAATCTATTTTTGCATTATGATTTTCTGGAGTTTCAACAGAAATTTTAGTTAAATCAATTGAGATCTTTACCTTGGCTTTATCGTTTTGATCCCCATGGTCATTATCACACGGAAATAATAGTTCAACAGTTTCACCAACAGATTTTGCTCGAATTTGAGTAAAGATATACTCAAGATCAAATGTAGCTAAATCATTTGGATCAATTTTATCTAAAATACAAGATCTGATTACACTCTTAAGCGTATCTACCATAATAACAGTATCTTCACTTTGTTGCGCAATTAAAATTGCCTTTTCTTCTTTTACTAAAAACGGACGATACTTAACACTTTTTTTAGTAGAAGGTATCACCAAATTATAAATTGGTGTACTCATTACTGGCAATGCCATAATTATTCTCCTTTAGACATATTCTTAATTAACTTATTCAACTCAGCAGTGCTACCAACAAAGATAGCATTATTCGTTACTTTATCAGCACCTTTCTTTGGTGCATCTAATTTTTGTTTTTGCTGATGTATATCTAATAGTTGTTGGTTTACATCAGCCAATTGTTTCATAAGATTACCCACAACCTCAAAAGCACGTGGATGTTCAGATTGTTTAGCTACTTCAAGAGCAGAATATAAAGCATTCTGTCCAGTAATAAGAAGCTCGCGCAGATTTGCTCTAGTAGTTTCGTAGTCGGTTTCAATTTTACTTTCTGGTGTTTGTAGAATTTCACCAGTAGTATTATCAATCACTTCGCTTACCTCACATTTAGATTTTGGAGGTGTCATATTAAACACCTCTGATAATGTATCATCAATTTTCATATTTATAGATCGTTTCTAGTATTTCTTGTTTGTGGGTCACTGGGGTGTAAAACAGGGGTTACTGCTGCTGGCGCTGGAGTTGTTGTAGGTGCGCTTCCAAAACTACCTGCGCCTGTTGCTGCTGGACTACCAAACCCACCTGCGCCTGCTGCTGGCGCTGGACTTGGTGAACTACCGAAACCACCCCCACCGAATCCTCCTGGCGTAGATGCGCCAAATGCTGGAGTGCTGCCCATTGATGAACCACCGAATCCGCCATTTCCTGCTCCTCCGAAACCACCTGTTGATCCACCAAATCCTCCAGCACCACCCATTCCTGTATTTCCACCAAATCCTCCAGCACCACCCATACCACCTTGCATCCCGCTAGGAACACCTGACATATTTGTATTGTTTGTCATAGTTTGTGAAGTAGCTGTTGGATTTGCCGCAGTACCTGCTAATTTTTCTTGTGTGCGACCAAACGCACTAATACCTAAAACTGCTCCCATTGCTATATGAAATAAACCAGCACCCTGGAGAGTTAATGGATTCCATTGAATTAATGGTTGGTGATTTAATGTTTGAACAACTGCCCAAAGAATTGGAAATATGCCCATGTCTAATAGACATATCAACATATACATCCAGCCCATAGCTGGACGCCATTTCTTTTGCATCCAATCTTCGTCTTTTTCCTTTTTCTCTGCCATTTTAATTCCTTAAAACTTTATTGATGGTAAATTTTTAGTTAATGACGGTATTTTAGAAACACCA